ACACCATCACCCACAACCTGAACACGCGAGACGTAATCGTGCGAGTGTTTCCCAACAGCGGCCAGTACGACGACGTAGAAGTGGATGTGCAGCGCACGGGCGTAAACACCGTCGCCGTCGTATTTGCTACGGCCCCAGCGTCTAACGCCTACCGCGTCGTGGTGCTTGGCTAATGAGTCGCAATTTCCTAACCCCTGTAACGCTGCCTGCTGGAACAGCGTCCAACGCCCCGCTGAACTTGCAGGCTGGCACAAACCTGACTACTGCAGTTGCTGGTGCGGTTGAGTTTGATGGCAAGGTGATCTACTCCACACCAGCGGGTCGTGGCGTGTCGCCGTCGATGATGTTCTATCGGCTTAATTCAGATCTGGCGGGCGCAAACGTAACTACAGCTCAAAGTATTTTTGGTGTTGGCGCAACCCTGCAAGCTAATACTGTATATGCTTTCCAACTAACAATAGCATTTACAAGAACGGCTGGTACTACGAGCCACTCTTTTTATGTTAGCTTTGATGGCGGGACGGCAACTTTCAATAATTTCTATGCCAATAGCATATGCTCCAGCATACAAGCTGCTCCGCCAACCAACAATAACTCAGCCATTGGTACCACATTTGTAGGTGTTACAAACTCTGCTGCAGAATTTGGTTACTTATCTGGTATTGGCGGCCCTATAAGAACATTATTTTTTCAATTTTCTGGAACACTAAGCATTGCTAGTGGAGGTACTTTTCTTCCCAGATATCGGATGAGTACTGCTCCTGGAGGAGCGTATTCGACCTTGGCAGGCTCTAACATAGCCATCTGGCCCATCGGCGCAGCTGGTGCCAATACCTCCGTTGGGCCTTGGGCATGACGACAAAACGTGAACGCATCCTCTCAGCTGTCCGCACGGCTCTTACTGGCACTACAGGCGTAGGTACCCGCATCTACCGCAGCCGCGTAGAACCTGTGGCGCGTGCCGAAAGCTCGGCTCTTATCGTCGAGCCCATAAACGATATTCCTACGCAGAATACATCATTACCCACACTCGACCACGTATTAAACATGCGTGTCGTTGTTATTATACGTGATAATGTTCCTGATCAAGCGGCAGATCCCATTATTGAGTCGCTCCACAGCAAGCTCATGGCCGATCTAACCCTAGGTGGCCTCTGTATCGACGTACAACCAGGTCCCACCGAATTCACTCTCGAATCTGCCGACGTACCCGTAGGCGTAATCTTCTGCAATTTCCGCATTCTCTACCGCACATCCGTCACCGATCTAAGCAACTAACCTCTCCGCACCCCTTAATCCTTACAACCCCCTCCACTTAGGCTTAGGTCTGCATACCACGGGCAGGAGGGTAAACCTCCTAGGCACACATGGCACTTACTCGCAAGCGTCTAATTCTCGTAAAAAAGGAGAGCACCTACGGAACCGATAGCTCTCCGGCCGGTACCGACGCGCTGCTGGTGCGTAACCTTGACATCACCCCCATCGAAGCCGATCTCGTTAGCCGCGACCTGATCCGCCCTTACCTCGGCAACAGCCCTCAACTGCTCGCCAATAGCCGCGTAAGCATCACGTTCCAAGTGGAGCTTGCCGGATCTGGCACTGCTGGCACTGCTCCCCGCTTCGGCAGCATCCTGCAGGCGTGCGGTTTCAGCGAAACCATCGTCGCCTCGACAAGCGTCACTTACGCTCCCGTCAGCGCTTCATTCTCAAGCGCCACCATCTACTTCAACAATGACGGCGTGCTGCACAAAGCCACCGGCTGTCGTGGCACTTTCACGCTGAACGCTGCTGTGGGCGAAATCCCGACCATCGACTTCACGATGGTCGGCGTTTACAACGCCCCCACCGACACCGCCGCCCCTGCCGTCACCTACAGCAACCAAGCCAGCCCCTTGGTGTTCAAGCAAGGCAACACCTCCGGCTTCCAGTTCTTCACCTACGCCGGCTGCCTCCAGTCCGTCACATTCGACGTGGCTAACAGCACCGTCTACCGCGAACTGGTCGGCTGTACCAAGGAAGTTCTGATCACTGACCGTAAGCCTGCCGGCACGGTCATGATCGAAGCTCCCACTCTGGCCACCAAGGACTACTTCAACATTGCCCAGACTGAAACCACAGGCAACCTGACGTTCCTGCACGGCACCACCGCCGGTAACCGTGTCACCTTCACCGCCGCTCAGTGCGACATCAGCAACCCCTCCTACGGCGATCAAGACGGTGTGCAGATGCTGAACATCCCCTACCTCGCCGTTCCCACCACCGCCGGTAATGACGAGGTAAGCCTCGCGTTCACCTAAGCTGCGGCGCCTCTGAGCTGCACCACCCTCCGCCTTACTCCACACACTTATGGCCAAGGTCAACACACCCCCCACCCCGGATCCTCTCCCGTCCGAGGGAGGCAGCTACTTACTCGACGAGCAGACAGGCAAGTGGATTCTGCTGGACCGCACTCTCCCTGCTCCTCTTCCTTCCTCTGACCCCGAACCCGCAGCCCCCGCCGAGCCTACTCGCCCCTCTCCTGCTCCAGAACCCGCCACCGAATAAGCCACACAGCTTATTGCAGCACCCCTTAGCCGTACTGCTCCACTTGGCAGTGCGGCTTTTTCTGCGTAAGCTACACATACACCTATCATCCCTTCCAACTTATGGCTTTTGTGCGCAAGAAGGTCAAAACCTTCAAGTGGCCTGTAACCATTGAGGAGCCTGCAGACGGCGGCACATTTGATTCCAGCACTTTCGACATCACCTTCAAGCGCCTCGGGCGCAAGGAGTTTGGCAAGCTGAGCGAAAAAGGGGACCTGCCCCTGCTCAAAGCCGTCGTGCTCGACTGGAACGGCATCACCGACGAAGATGGCGCCGATCTCCCCTTCTCCATTGACGCTCTCACCGAGTTTGCCGACGATCCTTACTGGGTACGCGGTGTTCTGAAGGCCTACACCGAAACCTTCGACGGCGCTAAGCAGGGAAACTGAAGGGCGCGGCAGAGTTCTGGGTAAGCGGAAGTACCAAGCGCGAGGAGGACAAGACCGAAGACGATGCCAAGGTCTTCGGTCTGGTTCTCCCGCAGGACCCTAAGCAGGATTCTGCCGCCACTTACGAGGTCTGGGACGAGAACTGGGACATCGTAATGATGTTCCTTAGAATGCAGACGCAGTGGAACACCACCATGGCGGGCTACCTCGGTTTGAAATACGAGGTACTGCTGATGCCAGGCGGTCTAATGGACCTATACTCAGTAGAAGATCGCCTCGGGATGCTGGAGGGCCTGCAGACCATGGAAACTGCCGCTCTCAGCGCGTTGGCTAAGGGGGAGGATAAGTAGGATGGCTAAGCAAATTGAAGATATTATTGTAAAGCTAGGCATTCAAGGATTTGAAGGCTTAGACAAAATTCGTAGTTCTTTTCGTGACTTAAGTAAAGTCACGAGCATGTCTGAGCGTGACATTAACACTGCACGCGCTAGTTTATTTGAGTTTGCTAAAACAGCAGGTAATACTGAAGCTGTAAATAAAGGTCTTACAAGTGCCCTTCAAGCACTTCGGACACAGGTTGATACATGCGGCAATGCTTACAAGCAGCTGACATCGGATCTAAACCGGCTGAATGAGGTATCACGCGGTTCTACTGATGCGGTTGAGCGCCAGCGTAATGCTTTGCTTCGTTCAGCAGACGCCAGCGCTCAAAATGCCAAGGCCCTAGAGCGTCAGATAACAAATCTAGAGCGTCTTCGTCAGCAAACTAGACCGGGGTCCTCCGCTTTTGCGCAGCTTACTAAGGATATTGATAATGCTACAGAAACGCTTGGAAGGTTCAAAAGTGTTGCAAGTGCCGCAGCGAATGCCCTGACACAGGCTCCGGGCGCTTCCCTTAACGTCGCTACCGCGCAAATTGCAAAACTGCAGGCGCAGATGCGGACTCTCACTATTGCCAGTGATGAGTACCTGCGTATGCAGACCCGTATAAGCCTAGTTGAAGCTGCTTCTTCTAGGCCTGCTGCTAGGCAACAGGTACGTGCTGCCGCTGAGATGTTTAGCAGCACACAGTATCAACGGTATGCAGAGCAGCGAGCAGCCAATCTAGAACTTCCAGACACTACCGCTGCTCTAAACGTTGAATTAGGTGAATTACAGCGTCGCCTAGAAAATACTGTACGCGGAAGTAGCACTTACATCAATACTGCCATTCGCATGGCAGAGATACAGCGGCAGTTGCGTGCCGATGTAATGGGAACATCGGAGGCATTCAAGCGGCTTAGTGATGCAGAAGCTGGGACAGAACGCAGAAGCGCAAAGCTGGCTGATATACAGGCTTATTACGCTTCACAAGGCCCCTTAGCGCCTGGAGTAGGAGGCTTCCGAGATCCGACAACGGGGGCAATGATTGCTGCAGGGGCGCGTAATCCTAACAGGATTCGCGTAAATGCCTCAGCCTATCCACAACCTATCGGCCCTCAGCCTTTTCCCGAGGCAGCTAAGCAGGCTACTGCAGAGTTAGAACGTGCCTACGCGGATATGACGCGCATACAGACGCAGGCCGGGTTAGAGCGTGTAGAACTACAGGCTAAGTTCAATCAGCTCCAGATAGATAAGTTACTAGAAGGCCTTGATTTAGAGGGCGCTGCACGCAAAAAGGCTTTCGATACAGAGTTAGCTGACTTTGATCGCCGTGCTGCTATTGCTGATCGACGTAGAGGACGCCGCCTCACAGGGATGCAGCTGGCCCAGGGCGTTGGCGCAGCGCTCAGCGGTGGCATCTTCGGTGGCCCCGAAGGCCTACTCGGCGGTCTCGGCGGTTTGGCCGTGGGAGGCGTGGGAGGCGCTTTCGCCGGTGCGGCGTTTGGTGCGCAGGTCGGCATGGTGCGTCAACAGCTAGGTGTGTTTACCGAACAGGCAGCAGCGATAAGCAAACTGCGCATAGGACTTGCAAGCGTATCTACAGACCTAAGGGAGTTTGAGGCGTCTACAAGGGCGGTCGAAGGCGCTAGCCAGTCACTACTTATACCGCTTGCTGATACCTACAGGTACTACACACAACTGCGTGCTTCTACTGTAGAGCTTAACTATAGCGCTAATGATACGCGACAAATCCTAGAAGGTACCGCCTCTGCCGTACTTAAAACAGGGGGAAGTCTTGCTGATGTAGATGGCGCTATGCGTGCCGTCGTACAGATTCTCAGCAAGGGAAAAGCGGCAGCTGAGGAGGTCAGGGGCCAGCTTGGTGAGCGTTTTCCCGGTGCTGTCATCAAGTTCGCGCAGGCGAACAGGATGTCCGTGCAAGAACTTGATCAAGCGTTCCAAGCCGGCAGTGTAACTATTGAACAATTCATCACGTTTGCTCGTAAGAATTATAAAGACGGTGGTAAATATGTGGAAATCCTTGCTGACAGCACCGAGTACGCAGGTAGGCGTATGGAAAAGGCGCTTGAGAATATGCGCTTAGCTGTTGGCAGAAGCCTTAAGGAAAGCGGCGCAGGTTTCCAAAACTTTGCAGCCGAAACCGCTGAATCTCTGCTCTGGCTGGGCCAGCAGCTGTATGCCTTCGGGGATGCCGCCGAACGCGCCCTTGGAGGAACCCCAGGCCCCACTGGAAATGCCAAGGAGATTGCGGAGCGCATCATCGGGGGCGGTACGACCGTAGCAGCTATCGAAGAGGCTATTCGTACATACGAAGGAAAAGTACAAGAAGCTAAGGACCGTCTTAACGCGGTAAAGACGCGCAATATATTCCAATTTATCTTTGACGAGACTTTTGGACAAGGTACACCTACGCAACAACAGACAGGTAAAACTGTAGCTTCTTTTGAGTCGCGGATACAGAGCTTACGCGAAGCCCTAAAGCTTGCCGATGATTACACACGTCGCGGTAAACGAGGTGCGGGTAGTGGTAGTCAAGATCCGGCTGCGGCAGATCGCGCAAAGTCGCTTTTAAGTGCTATTGAGCAACGCGAAGAAGCGCTTGCACAAGCACGTATCCAGCGCGAGGAGCAGATTGCAGAGATTCGTAAGCAGGCGATCGAGCAGGTTCGTCAACTGGAGCGCCAGTTCGCCGACGAACGCACTGCAGTAGAGCGAGATATCGCTAAGAACCGCAGAGAGCTAAGCGATCTACAGGCAGCCGCGCAGCTTTCCTTCCGTGCAGAAACTGCACAA